CCTGATGTTCTGGGAAAACGTCCGGCTTGCGCTAATGTTCGTGGGTCGGTAACTGGCGGTTTTATTCTGGGAAAACGTCCGGCTTGCGCTTCGGAGGTAGGCAGGGTTGTTGGGCTTGTGGTTTTTGCGGGGCGGAACGCTACATCTCGATCACGTTTTGGGAATATCCTGTCAAATGTTTCACTCAGCGCGTTCTTTATCTTACTGCCCGCATCGGTTCCACCCTGACCAAACGCCGAAGTAATTGCCTTTCCAACTTGGTCGTATGCCGAAAACGCCATTTTGGTTGCGCGTCTGCCACGGCTACCACCAACCGTTCCCATTATTCCAGAAATGGAATTCCGTACAGATTGGTCTATTTCCTTTCCCGCAGTTTTGCCACCAGTTTTGAACGACTCTTTTAGTGATCTGTCGTCTGAGGTGACTTCTATTCCGATTGTTCCAAGGTCTTTAGCCATATCAACTCCACGCTATCTCGTATCCAATTCGATACGTGTCCTCATAATAGACCCACCCAGGGGCTTCTGCTGTTTCCATCGGAACTGATCCGCCAATCCACCTTACAGGAATGGTTGCGACACCAGATGCGTCCGATTGTATGAGTGCCTGTCTAACCTGAGACACAAATTTCAAAGCACCATAAGTTGCGTTGGTGATTCTTTCAGTAGATTGTCCGTATGAGTCAAGGAAAACCCTGACCCACACAGCAATCTTGAAATCCTCCTCAACCAACCCAATTCCGGACGTTTCTGTTTGTGGCTCTGGAACGCCGGGTATGAGTTGTATTATTTTGTCATCCGCCTGTGAAAATATAGCAACAGGCGTTATGTATATGTATTCTTTGCTTACGTTAATAGAGTCGGAGGAAACCTCATCCGCAGATGTTTCTAAATCTGCAAGAAGATTTGCGTAAATAACTCTCTGTGTGGTTGTTGCCATAACATTATGCTATCAAACTGTCTGCCGCCGTTTCACTACCATCTTCCTGATACGGGAACTGTTTTCCCAACGCCTCCAAACCCAAAAACTGATTAAGTCGTGTTTGCATAATTCCAGTTGTGCTTTTTGCTACGGTTATTTTTGCCTCGTCGTCTACTATGAAATCGTCTGCGCCGGGAACCACAGCAATATGGAAACTGGACGCATTGGTTAGGTGTTGCATCCTAAACATCTGCAACCCGTCTACATAAAGTTTTTTGGTGGTTGTGAGTGCCGTTGTCAATTCAACGTGCATAACAACTGCGGCGGGCAAATCTAGGGGTGTCGAGAATGTGAACGAGTGATGGGTCCATGTATCAACAGTATCACCTGTTAGGGTTACGGATAGCGCGGCGGAACCTGCGTCCAAGATGTTTCCTGAACCATCCTTTAACGAAACGCGAAGAACACCCCCCGTTACTCCGGTTTCTCGGTGCGTCCAAAACGAAACACCGTATCTTGTCTCTGGTCGGATTTTTACGGTTGATTGCCCGGCAGTATTAAACTGTTGTTTTAAGTGCAAAAGTGTTCCACTAACATCTCCAAGAAGTTCCAAACACTTACTTCCTCGGTGCGCCAGAGTTGATTCTTCATTTATTCCCGTTCCGGCAACTCCAACAACCAGTGTCCAGTTATCTGGTGTATCTGCAACGGAAAAATCTTCAAAATCGCTGTTGGCAAGCATGTTTTTTCCGGGTGCAGATTGTTGGGAATATGACGGATCTGAAACGGAGATAGCGTTGTTTTGTCCGTAGCCGCCCGGAAAACCTGGATCACGTATGTCCGATATGGCTTTCTCTCCCAACATTCTAAATGTTTCCCTGCCCGCAGTTCCGGACACCTGTGCATCTCTAATACAAATAAGTTTGGTTACGTCTGCTCGTAGGTTTTGGAAAGTTTTACCCTCGCCGTTTCTGTGCGACGTAATATAATAACCCTTTCCAGATGATATAACTACACCACCGTCGTCGTACCCAGTTATAGTAAAGACGTTTCCTTTGACATCGTATGATGTTCCCATTTGGTCAAACAGTTCATCAAGTGCCGTGTCTAGGTTCTTTGCGTTTAGGGTCGTGTCATCATCCACCATTCCAATCACGGTTGCCCTTGCTATGTTCGATACGGCTGTATAAATACTTGCGGATGCTAATTGCCAAGTTAGGTTGGCATCCTTAAGTGTGAAGTCTTGCGCGTATTGCATATCTGCGGAATTGTATTCATCAACCACATCTTCAATTTCTGCCGCGAGTCCCGCCGATGCGCTTGTTTGGTGCGTGTATACCCTGTCTACAACCTTGAATAGTTTTCCCAATCTTGTAAACAGACCATTTGATCCTGTTAGTGTTACTGCCATTGACCTGCTCCCGTATCGTTGCTCATTTTGTCTCTCATGGATTGAACTCTGAGTCTCACCACATCTTTCTCAGGCACACCCGCGCGTTCAGCAAGATCCGCCAACGCCTCTCCGTCAAACGCGCACCCAACCCCTTCGGTAAGGGCGAGATTTTGTATTGCCTGAACCTTGTTCATGTTTACCATCAATCCTAATTCAACCTCTCCACGCGAGAGTCCCCTTACTGGAGGACACCAACCATACAGGGCGGTGAACCTCGCGTGAAGTTTCATTCGTTTCCCAATTTTTCAATCGCCACCAACACCTTTGTACCCGCCGAAAACAGTTCGTGATGATTAAATGTCTTAATGTCTTTGTCGCTCCACGCCACATCTGACATGGCTTTTGCAATGTCCTTGGGGCTTGCATCACCTTCATTGATCCCATCAATTTCTGAGCATCGAGAAGCCAACTCAAACCCATCGACGAATACAACGCCTTTGTCTTTGATGCCAACTTTGAATACATGGTCGTCGTTCTCCGTGTCTATTGATCTCATACTTACCTCCTAGTTAAAAATTATCCTCTTGTAACACCGTAAATTTCGTCTGTTCCTGCGTGGACATCATTCTCTGCTTGTAGTGGTAGACAAACTATGCTCAACGCCATTCGTTGAGGTCGGTTTCCAAAATCTAACATCCGAACGCCCCTGTCTAATATAATACATTTTTTGAAAACGTAACTATCGCCCGTAGTAGCACAGTTGAGTTTAAGCGCGAAGTCGGTGGTATGAGCAGTATCATCTGCCGACATCCTTAAAGCCCCAACCGTACCAGACTGTCCTTCTACCACACCTGCCGGAACTGATTGAATAAGATCCTCAACTACCGCTTGGTCGAATTTAACGAGGGTTATGTTTAGATACCCCATGGTTCCAAGATGAACATAGTTTTCTGGAATGTTACCCATTCTGGTAGTAAAAACTGGTTCGTTCATATAATCCAATTCAAAACTTATCAGATCGTTGTTGTCTGTATAACCCAGATCCACAAGGTTATCCACGCCTCCGGTTAGGTCTACTTGAACCTTTGTTGGTCCCTGTACTTCAAATGTTAATGCCATTTTACACTACTCCTTTTATCGCTCTTTTGATTACTCTTGTTATTGCCTTTATATCCTCTGGTGGATTATTTGCAATAGGTCTTGGGGGTACTTTTGTATCTGCTTCGATAACGTAGTAATCCCACGTAATTGATCCGTGTTTGCCCGCCCGCGCCTCTTTCATGTTTGGTGCTTCCTCAAGAAAGTCTGGAAGCGCACTAACATCGTGGGGTGGCTCACCTAGCCACGCTACTATTCGTGCTGTTTTTCTGTTAAGAGGAACAACGACAGGACCGATGTTCTCAAAACCTTCTTGGTGTTTTAGACCATACCCAGAACCGTCCAACAAAGTCCACTTCGATCCCTTGGACGTTTTCTTGGTGTCAGAACTCAGCATGTTCATTAAATGCCCGGTGTCCATCAACGGCTTCCCGCTTTTCCTATATCCAACCCCGTGTCTTTTTGCCCACAGTTCTGGATATTTAACCGTGCTGTCTCCGCTATTTCGTATTCGCCTTTTGGCTCGATCCACAAGTACCGAAGAAACGCCCTTGGTGTTTATCCTAATTCGGATTTCCCGTGCAATGGTTTCCGGCAACTTGTTAGAGTTAATTCGTATTTTTGCCATCAATACTTCCTCGTCAATCTTGTGGGGAAATACATTTGATCCGACGGCATGTTTATATTTGAACGTACACTTGAGGAAATTACCTGAATTTTTGCCTTCCCTGCGGTGTGTACTCCCGATAGGTTAAACACCCTTTTCCCGGCACGAAGATCCTCTAACGTCTGCGTTGCTTCTCCAATCATCGCCCCCATGTCTGGTGGAACTTGTCCCGTCTTTCCCTGGAACAAATACTTCATGGTAAGGGTGGCAACCAAACCCTTTAGTGACCAATCATCTGCCGTCTGCAAGTCCGTCAAATCCGTCGCGGAATAGAGTCCTCCCCGTAGTGAGTAGGATTCCACCTCGGCGGATGCCTTCTCTATCGCGTTGAGTGCGACCGCGCTTGATGCAAGCGCACCTGAGTTGGCAATCGGTGAACCGCTATAAGACGATAGTTGAAACACCATGCGCTCATCGAACGACTCAATCAGTTCGGCAGTTGAGATGTAGGATGTCTGCGCCATAACAAGTCCTAAAAAAGTGGCGAGGAGAGGCAGAACCCCTCCCCGCCAGTGTGGTCTGGTCGAACACTGATCTTGAGATCAAACATAAGACCGATCTAACTTAGTCCCAAACGTCTGTGAGGAGGTATCCAGACAAAGGTGCAGTTAGGTTAATTGAGCAATCGTCTACAACACGACCGCGTACTCTACGGTTCCATGTGTCGTCCTCTGTCTCAACCGTCATATCTTCATAAGCGAAGATGGAGAGTGTTGAGAAGTCTGGAACGCCCTCTGTGCCAAGTTGCGCACCGGGACGTGTGACAAATACTACATCATCGTCGTATATTCTTGAACGCGCCTTTGTTCCGCCCTTACGGTTGGTTACTCGGCTTGTTGGATCAACGACAATTCCGCCTACTCCAAAGAATGTTGAGAGCAACAAGAACTCATCGAATTCTCCTGCACCACGAACGAAGTTTGCGGCGAACGGTGAACCTTGGAAATAAGTTCTGTATTCGCTTGATTCTGTAATCACATGAGCCGTTACATCGCTCATAATACAAACCATATCTTTGGCTGTTACTGCTTCGTTTGTGTTAGCAAGGATCGCTTCAACCGTGCCATTAAATGACTTTTGGATGTAGTTGTTGCTATCGGTTGCCGCACTCCACTTTCCACCACCAACATTTGTTGCTGTGTCAGTTGTGCCTGTGGGCCAGTTTCCTGATGTTGTAAGAACTGTTGCGGCTCGGTGCGCTCTAATTCTCATACACTTTGAAGCCGCCATACGAGCATGTGCCGCGACAACTTCAAAGTCCGCGTTTTGTGCCGCTTTTTGTCCGATGATAAATGTCGGGCTGTGTCGGATTGTGCGGAATTGAGTGAATTCGTGGTCTTGTTGGATGCCTTCGGGTGCATCGTTGCCGTCTTGCCATACCCAATCAGATTGGCTTACGACACGGGCTGATTCTTCCTCGTCGATGGTTAGATAATATCCAGTGTCTTGTGCCACAGGAATAAGTTTTGAATATGAATTGAGGGCGAATGACGCGGGGTTGCGTGAATACTCAACCTGAACGAGTCCAGTTGCCTCAGAGAATGTCGGTACATAGGTGTTGCCTTGTCCGGGTGCTACTTCTGCCATTTTGGTATCTCTCTATCTAAAAAGTGTTTCTATCTATTATGAAAGGTTATGTCGAATAAAGTACGGTTGCCAAAGCATGCGGATTATTTCGCCACTTGCGCCTGATTCTAATGCAAAGCCACCAATACGACGATTCGTAGTATTAACAGTTTGTGCTACCGCTTTGCCGTCTGCATCACTTTCGACTGGTCCGCCACGGGTAATTGTGCCACCGCACTCGACCATGACTATATTTCCTGCTTGAAGGGATATTACGTCACCATCTTCCGCGTGATTTGCTGAATCAAATTGACGAGTGCTTCCTGCGCATACACCGATAATAGTATCATTTGCATCTGATTCTAAACCTTGGTTGTCTGCGCCTGTGTTTATTTTGACGAATCGGTATGGACGAATTGTTCCACCCGCTTCTAGGTTTGGTTGAATTGATTGACTCATTTTATTTGTCTCTCTTGTTTTTATCTATGGATTAGAGTTTTCGTAATTCTTGTTGGTAGATTTTTTGGAAATCTGAGGATGTTAGGTTTTCATCTGACGAGATCAGTTTTACTGTCGCTTCGGTTGCGACCTTCTTTTGATCTGTACTGAAATTGACCTTGGTTCGCTGTCGCGTATTTCGGGTGTTCAGTGTTTTTTGCAACGGTGCTTTTCGCATCGTTTGTTTCCAGAACTTGATTTTCCCTGCAACATCTTTACAGTTCATCAACTCGTCGAGCATGTGGTCGCGGTGTGCTTTAATTCCGTAGCCCTGTGATGCCAACTGGTCTAGCAATCGGTTGTACTTGACTTTTTTCACACTGAAGTTCAATTTGTCGATCCGCTTTTTGTAGATGTTGCGCTGTCGCTTCACTTTTGCGTATCGAGCAAGAATCTTGCTTCCGCCTTTTGTCTTGCGAAGTTTTGAGAATTCAGATTTTAGTTCTTCATCTTCTTCATCCTCTTGGTATTCTTCTTCGCCGTCCATTGGACAGTCGAATTCCATTGCTTCGTCAAGTTCCTCATCCTCCTGCATTTCCATCTTTTCTTCGTCTGGTTGCAGGTCCTCAAGTTGTGCCTTGAGTTTGGTGAGTTCATCGTTGAGTGAACCGTTTTCGGCTCTCAGTTTTCTTAGTAGTTCTTTTTCTTCGTGTTCAAGAATGTCAGGCATGGTATATTCCTCTTTTTCCAGTTCGTCTGATCCGCTATCAGGTATGTATGTGTTTGCCGCACCGGGCGCAACTGCTTGGAAGGTCGCGGGTCGATAAAAAACCTTCTTAGCCCCTTGGCGCGTAAACTTCGTGTCTCGCAAAGGTCTTGCCGGGGTTTCCCGACCTAAAAGTGCGACCTCTGATAAATGCCCGTCTTCCCATATCTCGGCACTACGCCTGGGAAAACGATTGGAAGCAAGATATTTCTTGAAATCTTCCCTAGACATTTCGACATCTCCACAGATGCCCGCCCCCTCGTAATCTTCGCCGTCCTCACAGTGTATGTTTATTGGCTTGGCATAGACTGTAACTATGTCGCCGATTGCCTGTGTGGGCGCGTTTCCGTTTTCGTCTTGGTGCATTAAAACCAATTTTGGATTAGATCCCGCGCTCATGTGTCGCTTCGTCTTTTCAATGATGCCATCAATTGCCTCTGTGTCGAGTTCCTTGATTTCGCTATCATCATCATCGAAGCCATCTATATGACCGACGAACAACTCAAGATCGTGAATAGTTATCTTGTTACCGTCCTCGGTTATGGTGTGGGATGGTCTATCCATACAAGTAGACATATATTCATATTTTCGTAAACTTTCTACACATATCAACACAATTCCCCCCAGATTACGGCTGTGTGGAATACTGACTAATACTTTTTGGCTGTTTTCTTCATTTTCTCAAAACAGTTCTCGTCACATCTCCATTGTCTGCCAACTTTTGATGCCTCTAGTTTGCCGTCCCATATCATGCGATATATCGTTTCGTCCGATACCCGCATGGTGGAAGCAACCTCTTGAACTGTATAGAAACTAGGTCTTTTGTAGTTCTTCATCCAAGTCTCCCGCCCGTCTTGAAACCCTCGTCTGGGTAGATTCCAGACGCGATTAGCCCGTGTTGCAACGATGTGTTATATCGTCTGATTGACTCCGAATCCGCCAACCCTGTATCGTTTAGTAGTCCCATGTCATTTGCTTCATCCCATGAAACCTTGATTAGTGTGCCACGGCAGTTATAGCCGTTAGGCGGTCGCAGTTTTAGCCGATCCATTTCAATCGCCGTTGTGATGTACCCATCCATCGCGGCGTGGTGTGGTCTTGATCGGTCATCGTCTATCTCTGCGATCATAACAAGTGGATACAGTTCTTTCACATCGGGATCTCGTAGAACCGACATTGTTCCTTCGTTTGCCGACGTACTAAGGTTCGTCCGGTATATCGTTTCCAATCGGGCATCTGTGAGGTTTGAAGCACCCTCCAACTTGGCTCGGTCTATAAAGTCCGGCAACCGGAACTCCTCGTCTGGGAATATCCCCCGCACGGCATCACCTAGCAACTTCTGGATATTCACCACGGTTTCATGGTCCACATCTGAAACCCAAAATGCGTTCTTTAATGCCGCGTGTACCGCGCTAGATGTTGATTCCATGTACGGCAGTATGCCCAACCTCTCCGCGACCACCACCTCAGTTGCGATCTCGTCTGCAATTCTTACCATCTCGTCAAATGCTGTCCGGACTACTGGAACCCGCCTCTCAAGACTCTCTAGTGCCTCGATGTTAATTCCGGTTTCAAAGTCTGAGTACACATTGTCCGACTTGAATATCTCAAACATCTCATCGAACTTGTCCTTTTTGGCAAACTCCCGCTTGTGCGTTATCTTGGGATCGTCAGGGTCGAACGTGCCTTTGTTGGCTGTGGCGGATTTGATTTGGTTAGGAGAGAAGGCAACATAGACAGAACCACTAATCGAATAACCATCCATGTCGTAATCATCCAACACCTTGTCGCTTACACCAAACGCACCCATGTCCTCAACACCATGCATGATAATTCCATCGTAGTTCGTGTGATAGCCAATCGGCTTGTCGTTAAGCCCCGCTATTTCCTCGTTAATAATCTTTCTTTCAAACTCTTGGGACAACTTTTCCCAAGCCGACTGTACTTGTGGTGGCAGTTCATAATCCTCCATATCAACCCCAGAAAACAACTGCTCACTCGCTTTGATAAACTCTAAATGCTCTGGCGATGTGTATGCTTGTACAACACCCTCGTCCAGTACCTTAGAAATCGCATCCTGCCAATCTCCGCCCACTTCTATTACAAATGGCTTTTGTAAACTCACATAATGCTCATTAACATTTTCTCCGTATGTACTCGCTGTTGCGGGGGAATCGCTAAAGAAGTAGGTGGGAATACCGATTGCCTGAGTCATTGCGTTCGTTGCTTTGCTTGGTCTAAACTCGTCAAAGTCCTCTCCCAATGTCCCATGATAAACAACCATCGGCTCACCGCTATCGTCCACGACTTTGCTATCACCGAACCACGACTTAAACTCTGGCGTTGATGTTGGTGATCCACCACCGTCACCCGCGCATGTATTACCCGGCTGAAAACCTTGTGATCCTTCTTTACCTGCGCCACAGTTAGATGCAAACTCCCGCTTGTGTGTTATCTTGGGATCGTCAGGGTCGAATGAACCTTTGTTGCCTGTTGCGGATTTGATTTGGGTGGGGTCGAAGGCAACTAAGTTTGATATTTTTTTGCTTGGTTCTTTCTCAGATTGATATGAGTAAATTACCCCATCAAATCCCATATTTTTTACAACATCCCTAGCCGACAAAAATCCCCTGTCCGACCCCCCCATGCCAAACTTCATTCCTTGCATCAAGTCTCGATATATTTCTCCATTGTAATACTTCTCGTTGTTTTCAATTTTTTCCTTCGCCTTTGATCGAAGTGAGTCAATCACAGTTTCCATTGTTTCGTGTACTGAAGTATCCTTGAACTCCCAACCTTGTGGGTGGGTTTCTTCTAATGAACTTACCCACAGTTCAACATCAGCAATTCCACTTGTGTCCATTGGGTTTTCTATTTTTAGGTATACTGGATAAACCCTACCCCTCAATAAATCGGCTTCTTGCAAGTTTTCTGTCGGGGCGTAGGGTTTTGAGTAACGTCCCGCCTCATCTGGGTCGCTGGTAAAATATGAGCCAACACCAAAAATCGACCCCCGTTCGGTTAGGTTTGTCTCAAACTGCTCAAAATCTTCCCCGCTAGTTCCGTGATAAACAACCATCGGCTCACCGCTATCGTCTACCACCTTGCTATCACCGAACCATGACTTGAATTCTGGCGTTGATGTTGGTGATCCACCACCGTCACCCGATTCTTCGGTGTCCATCCCGCCAGTGTGTCCGCCTTGTCGCTTCCCTCCCTTTAGCGCATCCGGAGAAACCATAAAAGCATCTTCAGAAAAATGTCCCGGTATACACTCTTGGCACATCAAAATATCTTCTACCGGAACCTCGTAGGACACGACGGTTCTTTCCCTGCTCATATCACCCCTATTGCTCGCGGCAAATTCGTGTGCTTTGAATACATCAGTGGTTACAAACTGTGGTGATGTGTAATCGCCATGATTGTCGGTATAGTCTCCTCGATAAACCGTAATGATTTTTTCGTCTGGATACGTTTCTTTCATCCAATCTTGGGTCAATGTGTAAAAGTAGTCTTTGAGTTTCTCTACTACATCATCTCCCTCGGTGTGCCACTTGATGAGATCCTCGCCCTCGTCGTCGTACAAAACATCCTCAAACTGTGTAAGCATGAGGTCTATTGCATATTCTTTATCTTCATATAGTGCTTGAACAATATCTTCTGTATGTATGCTTTCTTCTCGTGTTCTGTAATTTATGTCCCCCATTGCCTTAACAAGATCAGTTTCAACATCGCTCAAATCTTTTCGTTCAACCCTTTTTCTTTCGCCACCACCGTCACCCGCGCATGTATTACCCGGCTGAAAACCCTTACTGCCTTCTTTACCTGCGCCACAGTTACTCGGCATCGAATTCTTCCTTTAGGTCGTACAGTTCTATGCCCCAAGAAAGTCTCCACTCGTATTCCTCTTTGGTGAACGCACCAGAGTATTCGGCTTGTAATTCCAACCGTTCTTTTAGTTCTTCAATCGTTTTTGGTGGCTCTATAAACAGTGTCATTTGTCTGTTATCCCTGGTATCGGTATTCCCCCTACCGCGTTGTAGTGTGCCATTATGTCGCTATCGTATTCTCGACCCAACATAAGACCCACAAAAGTTTCTGGTATAAATTCAGCATCACCACCTTCTGAAGCGTACTTCGATACATCTTCAGCAACCTTTTTCGCCCATGTTCTTCTGTCGTATTTGGTCGGATCATCCGCAGGATCGTACATGCCATTTTTATCTATATTATGTAGTCGTAATTCTTCCGCCATATCTGACAAATCTTCCCAATAGGAACGGAATATCTTGTTTGGAAAGTTGCCATGTTTTTCTGCGTGTGCAATAGCATCTCTTGGTGTCTTTATTTCGTTCATACCAGAATACGCGGAATCCAGATCAAGTTCACCTAGTTTGTGGTTCATATAAATTGAGGCGTGAATAACGTGAGCCATTTCGTGTAGGCATATTGCGGCGGCATATTGCGTGGCTGATCTGTAATCATTAACGGTAGACGGTCTTACTTTTACTTTTCCGCCTTCGGGATTTTCTGGGCTTTTCTGTTTTCCAAGTTCGTCAAAGGTTTCGCCCGGCTCAAAAAGTTCGGTCGCATTTTTTCCCATCCGACCTTTGTGTAAGCGGTGGTTTATTGATATGTCTGTTGGTCTTGTCGCCTTGCCACGCCTCTTATTCCCCGGATTAGATGCAAAGGCAACTGTTCTGGTGTTGGCTTTACCCCTTCTCTCAACGAGTCCAAACCCAACACTTGTGTTAGGAACCTCTACTCCTGCTTTCTCCAACATTTCTTTTGCTAGTCCATAGCCCTCCCCCCACATTATTGCATCTGGGTTGCCACCGTCCTGTTGATGAACCAGATACAAATAGTCTGCATCGTTCGCATATACCAGTTTTCTACTGTCCACAAAATCTAACAGACTGTCAAACTTAACACTTTTGTTACCGTGCCTTATTCCTTGCTCGTCCCTAAAATCCTCTTTCGGGTGGAGCCAAGATCCCTCAGTCCCCTTTATCTTGATTTGTTTTCTTACTGTTAGCAGGTAATGTGCCTCTTGCAGAGCAATGCCCCTTACATACAAATTTGAGAGTAGTCTGGTTTCTTCGTCCGTAACCGGATAATTCGCTTTATCGCTTGTTTTAATTTGTTGTAGTTGATACTGTTGGTAATCGTTCAGAGAATCCATATACTTTTTCAAGTGTTCATACACACCCTTGAAGTACGGATCTCCTGGATCAACCATTCTTTTTGGATTGTTAAGTTTGCCCCAGTACCCTGTGTGGGCGTGTAAATCACCCGCGAGTGTGTTTGATTTTCTAACAACCTCGCCCATTGCAATAATACCATTGGCTTCTTCCTGCGAGTAATCGTTATTTGTTATGTATTCAAGTTCTCGATCATCTATTGTGCTATCCCAACCCGATATGTCGTTTTGAAGTTCTTCAATTTCTTCGTTGTAATTTTGTACTGAGTATTCTTCGTATGAGTGTCCTGCCCTACCACCATACCTATCCTCAGTATGCGGTCCCACATCATACGTTCTTCCGTCTATTTCCATTGACCACTCTTTAGTCGTTTGCAAAAACCTTTCCGACCGAGTTATCAGTTCATTGCTTCGATCATAGGTCGGTTCTTCGCCCGCGCCACCTTCGCCCGCGCAAGTGTTTCCGGGTTGGAATCCAGAATTGCCCTCTGATCCTGCACCGCATCCACTCTTAGCAAACAGAAGTTTGTCTAAGTCGGGAGTGTGATCCAGTTCGGGAACGTCCTCCGATGCTTTGATCGCGTTGTAATAAAATGAGGCAACTATGGATCTGGCGAGAGAACGTCGAACCTTGTCCCACGCCTCCATGTTGTCGTTACCCTCGATGGCGGATGCTACCGCTTCACGGTAATCTTCTCGGATCTGTTCAGCAGGGGTAGGCACAATTTATTATTACCCTATTGCATCGTTGATGGATTTTGGCTCAAAGTACATATCTCGTTCCATTGGCAGACCCATTTTTCCCTTGGTTTGTCCGATCTCCCAGACATTGAAGTATCCCATTTCAGCATTGCGAGAATCGCCGCTACCAAACATATCTGCGTATCCGAACGCATCTCCTGTCGTTGGGTCATATTCTGTGAGATACCAAGTTGCCGAACCCTGTGGGTCGAAAAACTTTGCGTGTACCGTTGCATCCATTCCCTTGCCATCTTGGGAATAAAGAGGTGGAAGTGTCTTTTCTAGTCCCTTTGGCATAATTTTGTGACCACGCATACCATCCATTGACCTTGCTGTTTGTTCCATCTTTGATGGCTCGTAATCTTCGCTTGGTACATCTTCCGACCTTGCGGTTTCTTCTGGAATGGGAACATCGGTAGCCGCAACCGCTTCGCCCGCACCAACCATATCATCACTAACAGAAATGGATTCATCCATATCATCACCGATGCTTAACAATTCTTCATTTGGTATGTATTCTGATTCGCCCGCGCCTGTGTCGGCTTGCAATCTGTCCCACACCGCGTCCACATGCTCTTGTGGTACTGTCTCTCCAAATTCGTCGCCCTCGTAGTTGTATAGTGTGTTCAGGTGTTCTTCTAATTCTGATTTTTCCCCAAAAGACAAGCCCTCGCCTGTAATCATTCTTGCATCATCGTCGGCGTGTTTGTCGGGTAGCCACACATCACCGCCACCTTCGTCCGCGCCTATTGTTACTCCCGAATCTTCTAATTCTTGCTTGCGGTCACGCATTATGTCCATTAGAGGTTCATCCATTTGCGTTATATCTTCTCCTGATACACCTTCGCCCGCACCTGTGTCGGCATATTTACCTTCTGCGTACCAACCTCCGTCCTCATCTTGGGAAATACTAATGTTTTCTTGGTCAAGTTCTGAACCATACGACTCGATTTCTGATTGCAATGCTTCTTTAGAATCATAACCCGACAAAAAGAAATCATCACCGCCACCTTCGCCCGCGCCTGTGTCGGGTCGCAAGTCTGGGCGAAAAATAGCATCTTCTCGGAAATCAACGTACGGTGAATCGCTAGTTAAATCAGGGAACAATTCATTTACAACCGCATCAATGAACTTTGCATTGTACCCCGCCGCCCCCTCCGGACCATCTACTTCATGATCCTGCAACTCCGACATTACATACTCTGGACTCAAATCAAAGCCCTCTTGCTTGGATTCAGTTTTGAATTCTTCAACCCATTTCTGGACTTCTTGACCCATGCCACCTTCGCCCGCGCCTGTGTCGGCTACATCAGCACCAACTAAATCTTCGGGTAGCGTGTCTCCATAGCCAAGTTCAATAGACAATTCTCTGAGTTCTTCGATTTCGTGTTGGTCAAGACCATCGTTTTGTGCCAAGTCTGTTGCCCTGTCGATAGCAAGTTTAATATCGGATTCGGAAAGATCATCAATTCCGACAGTACGCCTCTCGTCTGCAAGGGTATAACCAACAAACTTCTCCAATGACGACCTGTTTTCCTTGTCCAAGTTAGAAACTTTTGGCTTTTCTTTTCCTTCGCCTTTGCCATCACCTGCACAAGTGTTGCCGGGTTGGAATCCACCCGCACCCTCTTTGCCCGCACCACAGTTTGATGCGTACTGATTCTTGTCCCCGTACATTTCTCGATACCAAGCGTTTGCATAGTCCTTCATTTTATTAGTCATATTTTTACCTTATTCCTTCGTACATACTATAACATAACTCGGCATGATTACTTGTGATTCTTGTAGTGATTGTTCATCTTTTTAGCAAACTTACGAAATTCTTTGTCTGATTGCTGTCCGTTAGGTGGCTGTGGCGCGGATCCCATAAGTTGAGAGAGTATGTCCTGCTCTGATCCGCCCTGTTCCGGTTGCCCTTGCTGTCCGGGCTGTCCGGGCTGTCCGGGCTGTCCCGGCTCTGGCTGTTGTTGTGCCGCCAAAACTGGTTCGCCTTCCTCTGGCTCGGTGATTCCAAGTATCTCTCTCGCTTGTCGCTGACTCACAGCACCACCCAAATTCACAAACGAGTTTA